AGCTCATGGCCGAGTACGAGTGTCCCGAGGCGGTGCAGAGCACCTACGACGTGGAGTATCTGTCGAACATCCTGGCGGGCGCCCCGGGCGACGGCAACGTCGTCCTGCACCTGGGCAACGAGTATCCGCTGAGGCTGGAGCACGAGCTGAACGACGGCCACTGGCACGTGGTGCACCTTCTGGCTCCGAGGATAGAGACGGGGGGCTAGAGATGGCCGAGCCGCCGAACAAGTGCCCCTCGTGTGGCAAGCCGACCTGGCAGGATGGTGAATGTCTGCAATGCCAGGTTGCAGAGCTGGGGAAGAAGGTCGACGCGCTGCTCACGGCACCCAACCCGGAGGACTGCCCGAAGTGTCAGAAGGAGCTGGTCCATCAGGGGCGGAGCCTTTACCAGAGCGGCGAGTACTGGGATTGGTACATCTGCGTTCATTGCGGCTACAAACTGGGCAAGAACAGGGGTCATGACCCGAGGATAGAGGAGGCGCAATAGATGCCCGAGGACGAGAAGCAGGAGCCTCTGCCGGGCCTGTTGTGCCCCCTGATGAGCAGGGTGGTGAGCTACAGGGGCTACGAGGAGGTCGAGCTGACGCTGGAGGAGAGAGAGCGCATGCTGGAGACCATCAGGTACATGATGGGCGACGACGTGGACGTGAGCCCGGAGGACATGGACGAGACGGAGGAGCGACCCTGCGATGTCGTGAAGCTGGTCAAGCAGGCATGCGTGGGCAAGAGCTGCGCGCTGTGGGGCTTCGACCAGTGCTCTCTCAAGGTGTACGTGCCATGATGGTGACCCTGCTCAGGAGCCTGCACAAGATGACGGCCCCCTACAGTCTGCTGGAGCCGGGGGAGAGCGGCTCGCAGCTCTGGGAGAGGTTGCCGCCCCTACCGTACGAGTGGGACGAGGGGCGATGCTACGGCTACACCATCCTGACCTCCGGCGTGCACGGCAGGGCGATGGTGATGATGTGGGAGGCGACCGGCCTCAGGGTCTACAGGGCCGTCGTGAGGGCGAAGGACCGCGAGACTGTCGAGCTGGAGGTGGGGACCTGAAGCGCAAGAAACAGACCTGGAGAGCGCGACAGCATACAGAACACTCAACAGGAGACTAGGAATGTGAAAATGACAATGGGTATGTTCTCGTCCATGCATCTAGATTGGAGGACGCCAAAGGAGTTGTACGACAAGCTGGATGCAGAGTTCGCATTCGAGAGCAACTTCGTCAACCCACCGTATGGCAGAGAGGTCGTAAAGTGGTGCAGGAAGGCACTAGATGAGAGCCAGAAGGGTAAGTTGGTCGTCATGCTCGTTGCATCAAGGACGGACACCGCCTGGTGGCACGACTACGTGATGAATGCGGACGAGATACGGTTTATCAGGGGCAGGCTCAAGTTCGATGGTTATCCTGCAAGCGGTTGCGCACCATTCCCTAGCGCGATTGTAATATTCAGGGGGAGACTAGTACAGTGACGGGCGCTAGATACAGGCCGCTGACGGACATGTGGATACTGGCCAGGACTCAACAAAAGTACTACGGCGCTTACCCTGGCGGATTTCTGTGGCGCGCCAAGGTGCTGCTGCCAGGCAGGATGTGCCATCTCTGCTCGGGGACCGTGAGGGGCGACTTCACGGTGGACATCGACCCCGGGGTGGAGCCCGACCTGGTGGCGGATGCGAGGGACACGGGGCTGCCAGGTGAGAGCATCGACGCGGTGCTCATCGACCCCCCCTACACCCCCGAGGACGCCCGGAAATACAACAGCAAGGAATATCCGGAACCGAGGAACCTGATGAGGGAGGCATATCGTCTAGTGCGTCCAGGTGGCAGGGTCGGCATGCTCCACTACATAGTGCCCCGGCCACCCCAGAAGGACGCCAGGCTGCTGGCGGTGGTGGGAGTCATGGTGGGCTTCGGGAACCGTATACGCGTGTTCACGGTGTTCGAGAAGCCACGAACAGAGCCAGACAATAAAGGAGAGAGCGAGCACCCACAAAGGACGAGCACCCCCAGCATACTGAGCTACATGGAGGCGAGGGAATGATGCCCGATTTCACGGAGATCGAGACGGCATTGGACCACCTGATACGCCAGGGCGAGGTCCGGGACGCCTACCACAGGGGCCTTGTGACGGGCGCTGTGGCCGGCCTGGTGGTCGGCGTGCTCGTCGGGCTGCTGATCTGGACGCACACACCATGGGGGTGAGGGCATGACCGGAGCAGCCACTGGCAGGACGGGCTGGTGCACCATGCGGAGGAGGCCCCGCAACGCCCTTGACAGGGTATGCTCCGACTGGGTGACCTACACGCAGGACGGTGCGAGATACTGTCACGAGTGCACCTACTGGTGGCACGAGTACACCGAGACGCAGAGCAGCGCCCAGCCCAGGCCATCATGGCGTCAGAAGAGGGAGCTGAGACGCATAGGCAGCCAGCAGGTGAGGTTCAAGCCGAGGAAGATAGCATGACCCCTAGTGTCAGAGACCTCCAGAAGGCCGAGAGAAGAAGGATAATAGAGCGTCAGAGAGCAGAGCAGAAGGATCGGGATGCACAATGAGAGCAAGCAACACATTCGGCAATACCAGAGCCTCACAGAACAGAGAGCCCGTGAGCTTTAGATGCCGGAGTTGCAAGATAAGAGAGCATTGTCCTCCAGAGAGGAGGGCCCACGGCTGCAGCGGCCCCCAGCAGCAGTATTGTCGAGTAAGGGACTGGGAGATCAAGGAGAGTAAGCGCCTCAGGCTGCTGGGTGTGCTGGACGAAGAGGATGACAACGGCGCGGACAGCGACAACGACGACCAGCACCAAGACAAAGACCGGGGCCACCAGTAGAGCCCCAACCCCTCCAGACGGCACGGAACAACACCCCACCTCGCCCGTCTTGCGCAGGGAGGCGGGACGAATCCCCCTGCCAGCACCCTCTCTCATCGATGTCAAGCAAGGCAGCAGAGGGCATGTTGTCGAGACAGGCCACAATACGGCCACACAGACAACGTAGAACAGTACCCCAGACACCGCCCCTCGCGAACGCCCCTCGCGAACGAAGTGAGCGAAAACAACAAGAAAAGAAGAGAACACACATCCATAGCATACATTACACAAGCAACCTCTATAACAAACCAATGCCCCACACCCCCACAGATACCAATACCATGGCCACGGCCATCTACCAGGAAGGTGCCCAACCCCATGGGTCACCTCCCTTATCTCGACCTCAACCTCGCTGCCCACCTCCTGGCCCACCCACTCGGCCCAACCCCTGGACCAACCCCAGCACCACCTCGGGCCTACGCCACGATCACCACCCAGCGCTGCCGTCAGCGGCCCCCGCCCGGGCCCGCCACCCACCTCGCTCCCAGCACCCTTGCCCACCTCCACGGCTCGCTTCCTGGCCGTCCTGCTGGCCCCTCCTCCCCCCTCCCGGCTCCCGAGGGCCCTGCGGGGGACTCTCGGGCCTCCTGGCCAACAGTCCCGAGGGGTCGGCCGCGCGCGCGCGCGCGGGATCGTCACGGCCTCGACGTCGGGCCAGAGGGCGCCGGGAGCGTCGTCTAACCGTGGCTAGACGACACCGTGCTCGTATAGCCAGCATTCGGGGGGGGCGTGCTACTGCTCGGGCTCCAGCACGACCACCACATCACGGTCGATCCAGGCCTTGGGCACGTAGACCACGGCCCCTCCTCCCGATCTCCTGGCCTGCTTGCGCACCACCTGCTCAGCTTCTACAATCACCTGCATCTAGACCATCACCTAGATATCTACCCGAATCCACAATAGGGCTAGAGGATATACAGGCATTTATATATTCCCCCCGGTCGCGCACCTCCCGGCTCACCCTCGCAGGCCCCCCCTCGCCTCTCCGGGCCCCCTCCTCGCCCCGTGTCGGGTGTACCCGTCTAGACACGCAGCTAGACAGAAGAACGTATAGAGCGGTATCGGTCGGTAGATTGTCTAGGTATTTATATACCCTCCATCGGTCGCCGCCAATCGCACGGGCCCCCTCACCGCCCCCCGGCCCGCACACTTCCGCGCGCCCCCTCCCCCTCCTATACATTTTCGTGGGGGGCGGGGCCCCTTCCCCAGCATCGCGCCCATGCAATGGTAGGGGGGGCATGTGTTGCTGTTGGCGCCCACGGGGGCGTTGCCAGGGGTTGGTGCTGTAGATGCATTCGCGCGACGGTCTGCTTGTCTTGGAGGACTCGCGATGTATGAGTTGTGGCGGTCGTCGTGTTCGTCCCATGGGTCGCGTGAGGCGCGATGGTTATTGCCTGAGTTGTCGTGAAGAGTTGGAAGCTTGGACGCCCGAGCTCGAGCCTCCCGAGGCGGGCGTTCCGTGGTCGGGCTGCAGGGGCTGCGGCGCGCCTATCGTGCGCGCGTCCGGCATGGCGGGCCGTCCTCGCAGGTGGTGCGACTGGTGTCGAGCGGGCCTGTTGGATGAGGAGGGGGCGTAGGATAGCATGGCGCGCAAGAAGGGCGAGGTGAACCAGATAGACAGCAGCCCGAACCGTGAGCAGATACGTCAGCGTCTGGCCTCGAAGCTTGGCAGTCGGAGGCGAGGTGGTATCAAGGAGACGTATTCGCAGATCAGCGAGTGGATACGCGAGGAGTTCGGCGAGGAGATATCGACCGGTATGCTGCGATATTATGTAGAGCACTACATCAAGCCGGGTCGTGAGTTGCCAGCGGAGGCCTGCAGCGCATTCTTGTCGAAGCGCGAGGAGCTGCTGGACACCGTCAGCGAGCGTGCCCGTCTCATCAAGTTGCAGTGGGCGCGTGTGAAGGCTGGAGTTCAGCGTGACGGTCGCAACCCTCAGGGGGGCACGAGGGAGGACATCCGCGTTCTGAACGAGTTGTTCCGCGACTACGACAAGGGCTGTGTGGAGTTGGGTATCCGGGAGCGTGTCCCTGAGCGCAGGGAGCTGCACGTGACGGGGCTGGTGGCTGCTGTGGAGCTGGCGCGTGAGCGAGCGAGGGAGGGCGGCTTGTTGGAGGTTGAAGAGGCGGTTGTGGATGGAGAGTGTCGCGAGCTGCCCGACGAGGGCGAGAGGGCCAACGAGGCCGACGCGGAGAGCGTGGGCGTCGTGGTGGAGGAGAGCGGGTGTGCCGATGGCGGCTGACGTCCCCGACGCCGAGGCCACGGATGCCACGGATGCCACGGATGCCACTGGCACCACCGACACGGTGACGGCCGCCGACGCGGCCACGGCTCTCGTGGACCCTGTGAGCTTCTTCAAGCTGGTCACTGGGTTCGATCCCTACCCCGACCAGATGCGGAAGCTGAGCGACCCGAAGAGGGTGATAGTGGACATCTCGGGTCGTCAGACGGGCAAGAGCCTCACGTGGGGCGTCAGGGCGATGTGGCACACCCTGCTGCAGGGGGGTCTTGCCGTCGTCGTCAGCAGGACGGAGCAGCACGCTATGGAGTTCTTCCGGAAGAGCGTGCTCCACGCTCTGGAGCTGCAGGAGGATCTGAAGGGTCTGGTGAGGCGTCAGACCTTGAAGATGGTGGAGTGGGACAACAGCGGTCGGATATTGTGCATCCCTTCGAGGCCCGAGAGCGTCAGGAGCTACACGCCGGACCTGCTGATCATCGACGAGGCGGCGTATGTGGATGACGCGGTGTTCGTCGCCGCGAGGCCGGCTCTGGTCAAGTCGAGGGGCACGCTCATCGTGAGCAGCACGCCGTTCGGGAAGCGGGGCAAGGCGTACCAGTATTACCGGAGCGAGCGGAGCTCGGTTTACAACACTCCTGTCACAGAGTGTCCCGGCATCTCCGAGGAGGAGCTGAAGGGTCTGAGGGACGACCCGACGATGACCGAGCTGGAGTGGCGACAGGAGTATCTCGCCCAGTTCATCGACGAGGCGGAGCAATACATCCCTCACGAGCTGTTGCTCAGATGCCAGAGGCTCTCGGTGGATGAGTGGCACGATGCCGGTCTCGACGGCTGGGAATACAAGATCGGCGTGGACGTCGCGAGGGGCGGTCGTGACGAGACGGTCTACTGTGTCATGGGCGCGGACGTGGAGGGCGACGGCGACGAGATCCCGAGGGTGGTGGCCTACCATGCCCACTCGAAGAGGAGCGTTACTCACACTGCAGGACGGTGCAAGGAGCTGAGCGACGTCTACAACGGCGCGGAGGTGGGCGTTGACGCAATGGGCGTCGGTGCGGGGGTGTATGACATACTCGAGGAGGACGGCTACCCCGTGGTGGACTGCACGTTCTCCGGCAAGTACAAGGACCGTGTCTACAAGCGGCTGAAGACTCAGATGGACCTGGGCAGGGTCGGGCTGCTCGACGAGCGCGCTGTCATGGTCGATGGCGAGGTTGACGCGGAGCGGGAGCGGCACGTCAGGAAGATGGTCTACCAGTTCCTCGACCTGGCCTACGAATACACCAAGGACGGGCTGCTCAGGGTGGGCAAGGACGTGTCCAGAAGCCAGCGTCAGAGTGGCGACAGGGTGCTGGACGATTATCCCGACGCAACTGTGATGGCGTTCGACCTGTGGGACGGTGGAGGTTGGGGTTTCTCACAGATCTTCACCGGCGACGACCTGGGAACATCCGCAACAGGGCACGCCTCCATGCTGCCGGCGGGGCTTGGGGGTCTTGACGACGGGCTGTTGTGAGCCCTCGGTTGAGCAACAGAACGATATTTCACACGGTCCGTCGGATTGAAGGGTCAGTGAGCCTCGGGAGAGGATGCGTTGTGAGCACGTCGCCCCATTCATTTCAGGGTGCGGGCAGGGCCATCGTGCTCTTGACGCCGCCCACTCCCGGGCTCGCGGGGGCGTATTTATGAGCTCCTTCGCGCCACCATCGAGACCCCGCATCCGCGCCAGCGCGAGCGTGGACTCTTCCGAGACCCCAGGAGGGCTCCTGCTCGCACTTTCAGACGGGCTCCCTCCTGTCGATGCTGGCGACGCGGATGCCCCCGGACATGTCGCCGTCCCGGGGAGGGGCGCTCCCGTTCCGAACGGCATGACGGGCGCTCTCGAGGCTGCAAGGAGGGCGGTGGCCAGACAGGCTGGCGACGTTTCAGAGGCCGGCGACAACGCGCCTCTGACGTCTCTTCCTCCCGGGACCTCGCTCGGAGACCTGCCCAAGCAGGTCGAGCCGACGATCTCTCCGGATTTTCTCGTCTCTCTCAGCTACGGTCTGTGGATGTTCCGGGTGAGCCAGCAGGCCATCGTGGACGAGACCTGGCGTCGCGAGGTGCCGTGGGTGCCTAACTTCACGGTGAAGTGCCTGGACTGTGAGGCGGAGTTCGACGAGCAGCTGGAGGAGTGCCCCGACTGTGGAGGGGCGGTGAGGGGGCCCGACCAGGAGGAGTATCAACGTCTTATGCGCATGACGCGCGAGACCAACCCCCAGGGCATGACGTTCTTCCAGGTCTGGCGAGCCAGTCACTTGGACGCCGAGATGACCGACGACGGCTGGCTCATACTGGAGAGCGAGTACACCTGGGACGGCTCGGGCAGGCTGGTCGGCTCCAGGAGGCTCACGGAGTATCACGCCGACACCAGGCTGATGAGGCCCGTCAAGGACTCCAGGGGCAGGTTCGGCGCTTCCGACGAGTTCGGCAAGATGTGCCTGGTCCACAGGAAGGAGCGTCACACGAAGGACGAGACGACCTGTCGCAAGTGCGGTAGGGAGCTCTTCCCGGTCGCCTACGTTTGCCTCCATCCGAGCGAGGGCGAGCAGGGCGCGACCAGATACGCCGAGTTCGAGGTGATCCAGTATCAGATCCAGAGGCCCTCCCCCTTCTTCGGCGTATCTCCTGTCTACACCATGTGGAGACTGGGGCTGACCGGCGTCAAGATGGAGGAGTGGCAGCGCGTGACCTACGCCAACCAGCAGCCTGCAAGGGGGGCGCTGCTGTTCAAGGGCATCACTAGGAGGCGGCTCGACGAGAACGTCGAGAGGAACAGGGTCGAGAGGAGGCTGCACCCGAACGAGCACCCGAAATACGCCATGGATGCCGACGCGGACATGAAGTTCGTGAGCTTCATGCCGACCCCCGAGCAGATGCAGAGCATCGAGCACTACGAGCTGTTGCGGAAGGCGATCGGGAGCATGTACGGCGTGTCGAACATCATGATGGGCGACTCGAGCACCGGCATCGGCTACGCGAACCAGGGCCAGCAGATCCATGTGAGCAACAGGGGCGTGCAGAAGCGGAAGAGGGTGCTGACCACCTACGCGTTCGCTCAGTATTACAGGTTCGCTGGCATCGAGGACCATCATCTTGAGTTCCCGCCGAGCGACGAGGAGGACCAGATGGCCGCGCTGCAGCGGGAGCAGCTTGAGTTCACCATCGACGCGCAGGCCGACGCGCTCGGGATGAAGGTCTGGGTGGACGAGCAGGGCAAGCACCACCGGATAGGTGCCGCAAGGGGCTCTGGCGGCATAGACAAGCCCCAGGACCCGGACGACGAGTACGTTCCAGAGCCTCCCGAGCCTCCCGTCGAGGTGGAGAAGTTTCTGCTACCCGAGGGTCGTGCCGGGGCGGACAGCACCCTCCAGCGTCACATGCTGACGCTGCTCCAGGGTCTGGAGAAGTGGGCCCACCAGCACAAGAGCTGGGCCCCCGAGCGGTTCCGGCGGGGGTTGGAGGACGAGCTCGACAACCTCATAGGAGGTCTGGACGAGACGATAAGGGAGGACGTGTCGAGGCTCTACGACCGCGAGCTGACCAGGGTGGAGCATGAAGTAGGGATGAAGGACCTGGTGGACCGCAACATCGCCGCTGGCGAGTTCATACGCCAGATGCTCAGCGACCCGAGCGCAGCTCCCGCCGCTCCCTTGCAGAACCTCAAGCACAAGCTCCACGGGTCGATAATGGAGGTGGTCTACAAGGCCTACACCGAGGAGGTCATAGACCTGGACTACATGGTGCGCGACCTGGGCAACGTCATCCAGGGGGAGAGGTATCAGCTGGAGCGGCTGGCCAGGAACGTCACGACCTACGTGTCGCAGAACACCAGGGCGGACGCGTTCAAGCGTGCGGAGCTGGCAAGGGGCGAGAGGCTCCTCTACGAGTGGTCCGTCAAGCACGACAGCAGGACGTCGGACGTCTGCAAGGCCATAGACCGCGACCAGAGGGCGGAGTGGAAGGCCAGGGGCACGAAGGGGCTGCCCCTCGACGTGCTGGAGAAGCTCAACCAGCGCCACTCGACGACCGGCAGTCCCCTCTGGCCTCATCACAACTGCCGCTCCACCCTCATCCGTGTGGTGAGACAGGAGGACTACTGATATGGGCTGGAAGGGTGGCAAGAAGCTCAGTGACGCCTTCCGGTTCCCTACGTCAGAGAACGCCACGAGGGAGGTGGACGCGGGGCTGGACGACGTGGTGGACGAGGTGTTCGCGGCCAGCCAGAGGAACGTCCCCGTAAGGAGGGGCACGCTCAAGAAATCGGGCGACACCATCAAGCGCCCCCTTCACAAGCGGGTGTTCTACCAGACAAGCTACGCCGAGGAGATCGAGACGACCAAGCTGCAGATGCCCGGCCACCCATATCTCAAGCCGGCCTACGAGGACAACGCAGAGTGGGCCAGGGGCAGGATGAAGGAGGCGATGAACCGTGCCATCGGCCGATAGAAAAGACAATGACGAGGACAGGCCCTGTCCCAAGAAGCCCAAGAAGCCCAAGAAGTCCCTCAGGGACGCGGACGGCAAGAAGGCAGAGGAGACGAGGGCCTGCATGGAGACGTGGGCCCGGGAGCTCAAGGACAAGGCGATGAACAAGGAGCACCTCATCAACATGGCTGCGGCCATCTGCAAGCTCGGCTTGGATGAGGAGACAGTCGTCGAGATGGACGAGTACGAGCTGAAGGAGCTCATCGACGAGCTGCGCGACAAGCAGGATGGCAAGCTGTTCACCGACCTGGACGAGATACCCGACCTGCTCTGGGAGTATCAGGACTATGAGTTGACCGCGACTGGCCGTCTTATAGCCGTGACGAGGGCGAAGGACGGTCGTCGTCTCATCGAGTTCACCGTGACCGTTGAGCAAGAGGACAACCACGGCTCGGTGATAGACATCGAGGCTTTCGAGCAGGCGATACGTGATACGCCTGACTACAATGGGTACATGTGGCTGCCCGTGTTGATGGACTCTCACACCAACCGTCCCATTGGTCGGATAATCGAGCATGAGTTCAGTGTCAAGGAGGACCGGGAGGGCAAGCCCCGTCCAAGCCTCTGGGCCCGCGCCGAGATACGCAAGGGCATGCTCATCGCCGACCAGAGATGGAAGGAGATACAGGAGCTGTCCTCGCAGGACGGCGGGTTCAAGCAGCTTGGCACGAGCATCGGCTTCGACATTCGCCAGGATGCCTATTTCTGCGAGAGCCAGGAAAAGTGCTACTACAGAATATCACAGATGGACTGGTACGAGGTCTCGCTCCTCGCGCCAGGCCTGGAGCCCTCGAACCCTGGGGCCCACGACGTCCGGCCCGCGTCGGCAAGGGCACTCGCCCAGGTGAGAGGCAAGAGAGCGAGCAAGAACAAGGAGGTAGAGGTCGTGAAAAACGACAGACCCGACCCCGCCCCCTCCGGAGAGGAGGCCCGGGAGGCCGACGAGGCCCCCGAGTGGGCCAGGGAGCTGAGCGAGAAGCTCGACAAGCTCCTGTCCACCAAGGCCGAGCCTCAGGAGGGCGACAAGCCCGAGCCCGAGGGCGACGAAGAGGCCTCTTCGGATGAGGAGACCTCCGATGAGGAGCCCGCAGGGCGCGAGAACGAGAAGAGCATCGCCAAGGCGGTCGAGCAGGCCGTCAAGAAGGCGGTGCCCGTGGCCGTCGAGGCCGAGCTGAGGAAGCTGGGCATCACGAGGAGCCGCTCCGACGCGCAGCCACACGCTGTCGATGAGATGTATCCCGCAGACCCCGACGAGGCCGGCCAGACCCGCGCGACCAAGCGCCCCTCCTTCGCCAAGCAGGTGGAGGACGGTATCTCCGCCATCGATCTGTGAGGTGAGATGGATGAGCAACCCCTACCTGGAAAGGGTGGACCAGTGGTATGCCATGGCCAGCAAGGGCCACATGCCCGGCCTGCTCTACGACGAGGAGATCGCGAAGCTCGGCATGACGAGGGCGGACAACCCGCTCGACGCGACGAACGACACCACGTGGTTCCATACGGACTACGCCCAGGAGTGCTTCTCTTGGCTGCACTACCAGGACACCATGTTCCGGCTCGTGGCGCAGACGCCCATGAGTAAGACCGGCCGCTACGTCATGACCGGCGTCGCGACCAACCGCGCCTCCGGCATCGCCGAGATGGGAGCTCTTCCCGACACCGGCCACCCGTCGGTGGAGCAGGGCACCGTGCCCATCAAGTGCATCGACAGCGCCGTGGAGATCTCGACGCAGGCGCAGATACGCGACCTGATGGGCGAGTCGTTCGGAGGGCTCTGGCAGGCGCTCAAGCAGGACCGCCTCGAGGACCTGAGGGACCGTCTCGACGCCATGATGCTCGCCGACCCGGACACGGTGGCCGGCAACAACGCCGACAGCCACGCCCGGTTCGCCGGCTCGAAGGCCTGGGAGGACAGCGCGCTGCTCGACGCGGGCGACCTGGACTTCATGGGCTTCGACCGGAGCTCCGCGACGACCTATGACGCCGGCCACACCAAGATCGGGTCCACCCCCGGCACGGACGAGACGCTGACCATGGCCATGATAGAGGACGCCATATCCGACATCAAGGCCGCCAGCGGCGTGAGGCCCCAGTTCATCGTGACCGGCTACGACACCATGCGTCGCATCAAGCGGCTCTCGGACGACTACTACAGGATGGAGAAGGTCAACGTGAGCTTCTCGGTCAACGGCGTCCAGGTGACCGGCCAGGACACCAACTGGCACGCTGCCGCCGTGGACGGCATCCCGGTGTTCGAGAACAGCAACGTGCAGAAGGACACCATCAGCCGGATCCACCTCTGCAACTGCCAGCCCAAGGGCAACCTCGGCCCGAGGCTGAGGTTCGAGGTCGCCAGGCCGATGACCTACGCCGAGTTCGGCAACCCCGTCGTGCTCGACGCGCACAAGACCAAGGGCAACTACGCCATCTTCGGCGAGTTCGTCTGCATGGATCCGAAGGCCCAGGGCATCATCCTGGAGCTGAAGTGAGCCTCCCCGGAGGATGATACCATTCCCCGATGGGTGGCTTACATAGGCAACGACCCGAGCATCTCGTTCGGGTACGTCGTCTCGGCGAACGGCGTCCCCGCAGTGCCCGTCATGAAGCGTGGCGTGCCCTACGAGTGGCCCTACCCGAACGATGCGGAGCTCTGGCAGGCGATGCACACACGCGGCGTGGACGACCCGCAGGCGCATCCGAACGTCCGACCGTGGGAGAGGCTGTTCAAGGTGAAGGACATCTACGTCACCGGCGGCTCGAAGGCCGAGGTCATCAGGAGGCTCCTGGAGGCCAGGGTCAACCCCGTGGGCTGCAGCCCCGAGGAGATCGAGCACGCCAACGAGAAGGCGAAGATGGTCGTCACCCCCGACAGCATCAGACCGCCGAACAAGGGGGAGAAGCCGAGCGTGGAGCTCTCCCCCAGGGTGAAGCGGGGAGGTGATTGAGCATGGCGTTCTCAAGCTCCGAGGACACTGACTATAGGTGCAACATCCCGCCCTCGTCTCCCGCGTTCGGCCCACTCGGCATCAAGAAGTTCAACTTCACCGATGCCGCAGCGGGTGGCTCGGACATCGAGACGGGCTTCGACGACGGCTCGGTGGCGCTGCTCAGCGTGGTGACCACCGCTGGCACCGGGGTGGCGACCGCAGCGGTCAAGCAGGCGGACACGTCCATCGTGACCGTGACGGGTCCGAACAGCGACGAGGACGGCTACATAGTCGTCCTGGGCCGTCAGCCCGGCTACGGTCTGTAGACGGGACCGCTCCACCGAGCGCGTTTCGACGGCGACCAGCCCACGGCCTCGCGTCGTGGGCCTTTATCTTTTTTTATTCTCGACAAAGGGTATTTAACACGGGGATTTTGTAGAACACAATGCCCGAAAAAGCACGCCCGGCATGTTCGACGGCACCTCGGTCGGACCATGGGCTTGTAGAGGTGAAGGATATGGCAACAACGTCCTCGGACGACGGAAGCGATGGCCCGGTCAGGACCGTCCGCGAGATGGCATGGGAGGGTCGTGGAGAGTCGAACACCTACACGCTGACCTGGACCAATACTGCGGTCGGCGACGACAACGACGACGACGACTCGACGCGCATCAACATTGACGGCGCCCGCTACATCAGCATCGTGTGCTCTGACAACATCACGGCACCGTGGGCGGGGACGCTCGACGTGCACGTGGAGGTCAGCAACGACGGCACGATCTACAGCGACCAGCACGACCACACGGTCATCAACGGGATGAACGACGGCGAGGTCCACAGTGCCCGGCTGACCCCAGGGCCTATGATGATGAAGGTCGTCGCCGACGTGAACGGCGCGCAGATCCCGGCGAACGAGAAGCTGACCGTGACCGTTCGAGTGGTCAAGGGCATGTGAGGTGGCCACCTTGGTGGTCGCCCCCCGTGATGTCGAACCTCCTGAGGAGCTCGGGCCTCCGCCGGAGCCTAGCGTCGGCGCCGTCATCAAGGGGCGCCCGAAGTACGTGCCTCCGACCATGCCTCAGGCGGACTTCGATCCCAATGGACATATCGAGAGCGGCAACATCGAGCTGGACGTCTCTGTCGATAATGTGCTGACGCTCAAGCATCACGAGTACGTTCTGACCAAGGAGGGCACCTACGACGAGGACGGCAACGAGCTGACGCCTCCCGAGTACCGTCACGACGTGAGGACGGCTACCTTCACCTCCAGGGACCTCAGGACCGACAAGCGGGAGGTCAAGACCAGGGAGAAGGTCAAGACCGGCAGGACGGTCACGCGCAGGCGACGAGTCTACGACGCCGAGGGTCAGCTCAAGGTGGAGACCGGGCAGTATCGCTACATCGACGGGGACATGCTCCACCCCGAGGTCTACGAGATCGTCATCGAGGAGGAGGAGGTCGAGCTGGAGAGGAAGGCCCCCTCCCACGTGGAGCTGACGCTCGGAGAGAAGCGCGTGGCCATCGCGCAGCACAAGAACGTGCTCAAGGAGACCATCGTCCTGGACAGCTGGAGCAAGCGGTCCGTTGGCTGGACCGTTTCATTGGATAAGATGATGCTCAAGAAGGTCGGCCCGGACATACAGGCCTACAAGGAGGACGGCAAGACCCGGTTGCCGTTCCGGTTGCCTGCACCGACCGCCGTGGACGCTTCCGTTCACTGGTACTGGTCCCCCTCCACCGGCGACCTCAGGATTGCCATCGACTCGCCCGACGAGGACCTGACCTTCCCGCTCGTCATCGACCCCAGCTTCTCCTTTGACGGCAGCGACTTCAAGCTGACCAGCGCCCAGACCGAAATCAAGACCTACCAACAACTCTGGACTCTCGCCACCGGCACGGACAACGCCT